ACAAACGGCAGCGCCCAAGGTGTTGGCAATAGAATGTGGATTACACTTGAATTTGTGAGGGCTCCATAATATGGCTACTAAAATGTTATTTCTTTGTTCGTGCGGGGATTCGTTCGACATTGATGATTCTACCGGCATGACTGATCATATCGATGCTAATACCACCCATACTGTTACAGAGGAGTATGTTCATTCTTCTGTTGTTGCTTTTGCTTCTGGCAGCCAGTAGTAAGAATAACTAGTTTTGGGTTTGATAATAGATAATAGGCAAAATAATAGTATTTTTACGATTTCTTACACTACTTATTGTACAAATTTCTGTTTTGTCTTAATGGAGAAAAAATATGTCATCTATGTTAGAACAAGCAATAATCGATGCTTCAGCTTTGAAGGAAGCAGCACTTAAAAATGCGGAAGAGCAAATTGTAGAGAAGTACTCTTCCGAAGTTAAGGAAGCGGTTTCCGCTATGCTCGAAGAAGACGAGATAGTAGAAGCAGAGGAAGATATGCCTTTACCAGAGGAAGGTACCGAAGGTATTAAGTTGTCTCTTGGTGCCGCCGAAGATCTACCAGAGGCCGCTACAGGTGGAGAAAAGCTTTGTCCTTGCCCTGATGATGAGGAAGAGGTAGAAATTGATCTTGGTGCATTGATAGATCAGGCTGAACAGTCCGAAGCAGAACCCGGAACAGAGGAATATGCTGCTGATGAAATCGCCGCCGGCTTGCAGGAAGACATTGATGAAGAGATCGAACTGGACGAAGGTGAGATCAACGATATTTTAGAAAAGCTTGTTGTTGACATGAATGTTGTGCCCCGTGGTAAACCAGCTGCAGAATCAACCGAGATTGAAAAAGAGGTTGCTGCTGATATAATCTTAGCGAAAGAGCAGGAGACTCCAGAAGAAGATCTGGATGAAGAACTCCAAGAGGCAAAAAACAAGAATCAAGAATTAGTAGAAAAACATAATTCTATTATAGAAAAAAACAAAGAACTCGTTAGCGAGATTAAGAAGTTGAAAGGACTTGTAATAAAGTCTTCTAAGATTTTAGAAGACTTGAGCCTTTCAAATGCAAAACTCGTATATAAAAATCAAATTTTAGATAGTGACTCCTTGAATGAGCGGCAAAAAGAACAAATTGTCGAGGCTATTTCTAAAGTGAAGACAGTAGACGAAGCTAAAGTCGTTTACGAAACCCTTCAGAGCGGAGTGGGAAGCCAAAAGAAAAAGGCTCCAAAATCACTTAGCGAAGCGGTAAATAAAAGCACTATGTCTGTGATCCGAAGGAACAAAGATGTAGTGAGAGATGATTCAGCACTAAAGAGAAATCAAAAGCTCGCTGGTATCATCTAGAAAGACAACCATTTAAGGAGGAACAAAAATGTCTTTTTTAGAAACATTAACTGAGGGTATCGTAGACCGAGACCTTCAAAAAGAGGGAGCCGCTATTCAGTCTAAGTGGGAGAAAACTGCGTGAGCATAGTTCAATGGCTTCTGGCGATGTACAAGGGTTCGCATCTGTTGCTTTCCCAATCGTTCGTCGTGTATTTGGTGGACTGGTAGCCAACGAGTTGGTTTCAGTTCAGCCGATGAGTTTACCGTCTGGTCTCATCTTCTTCTTGGATTTCACCCATAGTGGCGACACTACTGGGCGTCTAGGCGGAAATGGAACTGGTTCAGTGTATGGTGGCGATGTTATTGCTTCTCAGATCACTGGTGGTGTTGACTTAAGCCAAACTGGTGGTGCGGAGAAGTCGTTCTATAATTTGAACAACGGATATGCATCCCCAACTGGATCTGTTGCTGGCTTAACTTCCGCGACGGCATCTCTTGATATTGGTGTTACGGTTGCTGTCGGTTCTTTGGGCGACGCAGCAGAAGCTCGTGTTCGATATGATCCCGATCTTTTGGCCGCAGGCTTTGTTGCAGAAGCATCTGTTACCTTGTCGCAGGCACAAATGGATACCATTAACTTGGAAGATCTTATTGCAATTGAAGATGTTGCAGCCAACGATTTTCCATCTGGATCAATTGTACGTCGTTTGACTAATCGTACTGGCCTTACTTTGAGTTTCATTTTGTGGAGTGCTACTACTTTTGATAATAGTGGCAACAATTCAACCTCGCTTCTGGCGATGCTCTTGGTTCGGTTGTTGGTGCTGTTGAGTGGGGACTGGAAGGTCCAGGTAACGGAGATACTAAACAATCTATCCCTGAAATTGATATTAAGGTGGATAGTGTTGCTATTACTGCAGTTACCAAGAAGCTCAAAGCTAAGTGGACTCCGGAACTTGGTCAGGATTTGAATGCTTATCATAATCTTGATGCCGAAGTTGAGCTTACCTCTATCCTTTCTGAGCAAATTGCTTTGGAAATCGATCAAGAGATGCTTAATGAGTTGGTCAAGGGAGCAACTGCTGCTACCTATCATTGGTCGCGATTGCCTGGTCTCTTTGTAGACAGGGAAAGTGGTGTTCTTACGACTGCTACTGCTGACTTTACGGGTACTGTGTCCGAGTGGTATGAGACTCTTCTTGAGGTTGTAAACGATGTGAGTGCTAACATTCACCGTAAGACCTTGAGAGGTGGAGCGACCTTCTTGGTTGTTAGCCCCGAGGCTGCCAACATTCTTGAGTTTACGTCTGGCTTCCGAGCTGACATTTCTCACGATGACAAGAGTGGTACTGCTGGTGCTCACAAGACTGGTAGCATTAATAAGAAATGGGATGTCTATGTTGACCCCTATTTCCCACGCAACTTGGTCTTAGTTGGACGAAAGGGTGGAAGCTTCCTTGAAAGTGGCTTCGTATATGCTCCGTATGTTCCGCTTCAAGTTACCCCCACCATCTTTGGGGTTGAGGACTTCGTGCCGAGAAAGGGTGTCATGACTCGCTACGGCAAGAAGATGGTTCGACCTGATATGTATGGTCTTGTTATTATTCATAACATGCTTGGTGCCTAAACCTAGTATTTGTTGATTAATAGCGAAAAAGCCTCTGACTTTATTGTTGGAGGCTTTTTCTTTTTAAACTATTTATATATGAGTTTCAAAACAGGAGAACATATGAATGTCTGTCCCCGATCTAGATCCAATAAGTCAAACAAGTGCTGTAATTTTACCAGCCACTGGCACTCTTACTAGTGTAGCCGGAACACTTCCGTATGGAATTTACGCAGCATCGAGTGATTTCATATCAGGTGCTGCCGATCAGGTTGCTTATGTCTATAAGAAGCTTGGTGGTGATATACTGGACTTGGAGATTACCGAAGGAAATGTCTATGCTTCATATGAAGAGGCAGTTCTTGAATATTCGTATTTGCTGAATATACACCAGTCAAAGAATGTTCTTTCTGACTTCTTGGGTAACACCACTGGCACCTTCGACCAGGATGGCGAACTTAAAGATGGTACATTGAAGAATACCTTGAGTGGGACACATGTTACACTTAAATTTCCAGAGTTTAATTTTGGTTATGCCAGACGAGTTGCTGACGGTATTTCCGAAGAAGCAAACATCGGCGGTAATTCAACTGTATATTCAGCATCTATAGATACAGCAGCCAATGTTCAAGATTATAACTTGCAGACAATCGTGGAAAGTGCTTCGGCAGATGTTAGTTCTTCTTTCTACGGTAAAGTTGGTGCTAACCCGAATTTCACGAAAGTTCTCATTAAGAGAGTTTTTTATAAAACACCCAGAGCGATGTGGAGATTCTATGGCTACTATGGTGGATTAAACACTGTTGGTAATTTATCCAACTATGGACAGTATACGGATGATTCTACATTTGAGATTATTCCAGCCTGGCAGAACAAACTTCAGGCTATGGCATACGAGGATGCTCTGTATACTAGATTATCACATTGGTCATATGAGTTGAGAAACAACAATATAAGATTGTTCCCAATTCCAAGTGCGAATGATGTTAAGAAAATATGGTTTGAATTTACTGTCCCGACTGATAGTTTTTCAGAAGGCGAAGTCAAGATTGGTATGGACGGTATCAACAATATGAACACGTTGCCTCTGGCAAATGTCCCATATGGAAACATCAACTCAATCGGAAAGCAGTGGATAAGAAGATTTGCTCTCTCTCTGGCGAAGGAAACTTTAGGGCAAGTTAGAAGCAAAATAGCCACTATTCCAATTCCAGGCGAGTCTGTGACATTGAATGGTCCAGCTCTTGTTTCGGAAGCCAAAGAAGAACAAGAGAAGCTAAGAGAAGAGCTTAAGGGAGTGTTGGACGAGCTTACTTATTCCAAACTTATGGAAAGTGATGCAACTCTCATTGAGAACACGAACAAGATTCAAGAGAAGATACCATTAGCGGTATATGTTGGGTAATTGAGGAATAATTTATGCCAGTAGACGAGAACGATGGAGTCCAAAATATATGGGAGCAACCGGCACAGCCACCGCCACCGTTATTCCTTGGAGAGAAAGAAAGAGATTTAGTTAAACAGGTTAACGATGAACTCATAGAGAGAATCATCGGACAACAGGTTCTCTATTATCCAATAAGTGAAAAGCATACTGACTTCCATCCAATATATGGGGAAGCTGTTGAAAAGAACTTCTTAGCCCCTATCAGAGTATATGCTTTGGTAATGTGGGAAGGTAGTAATACTACTACATCTAATTTTGGTATTGATAGACTGTCTTCAATTGAGATACATTTTCACAAAAGAAGATTAACAGAAGATCAGGACTTGTTTGTTCGTGAAGGTGACTTTGTTTTATATGGTGATGTATACTATGAAATAGTGACACTTGGACAACCAAGGGAACTGTTTGGACAACCAGATTTTAAAGTTGAAATTGTTGCTAAGTGTATAAGAGCCAGAGAAGGTCTTTTCAAACAAGATTCAGATAGAGTGCAAGACCCAAGAAAGAAGCTTGCTTCTCCTCCTGCTTTTACAAAGCTTGTTCCGGCGGACCCGCTACCTTCGGATCCAACTTTGTGTATTCCGAAGCTTTCAGCTGCTGTATCTGGTTCTGCTGACTTTAATGATGTTGTTACTTTGGCAAACAATGCTGCCAATTACCACGGATGTATGTTCTATCTTAGTGCGACTGGAAGTACGATAATAACTCCATTCTTCCAGGCACAGAAATGGTATTTTAATGAAAATGGGGTATGGTTTCCAAGCCCCTTTGCTGGTGAATAATATATGACTTTGTTTATTGCCCTATCTTTATT